CACCTACATTGCCTTCTGCTGGGGGCGCAACCACTTTCGGTGCGTATCTCAGTTGTACCACCGCAGCAAGCGGCACCGTTGGCACGGTCACAAGCACCGTGCCTTTTGGTGACTATGTGTTGACTACCCTTGCACCAACAAATACAGCAACTACTTTCCAGACAAACTCGTATTGGCAGCAGAATAGCTTCTCGTCTATGCCATACCAGAACTTCTATCCCCTAGCGGGCGGCAACGGCAGCGCAGGTCAGTCATCCCTCGGAACAACTGGAACTGCAAGCGGCACCTCAATCATCGCTGGAGGCGCTGTAAATAATGCTGGCGTGAGGGTGCTTGGAGGAAACGGTGGCACTTCTGGATTCATCGCAGGAGAGGGCGGACGCTCTGGGCTCGTTCGTGTTGATAACAGTGGCACTTTCGCGTATACGGGTACAAGCCTTCCATCAGGCACCGCGACATCCTACTCAGCAGGGAGCGCCCAGGCTGGCGCTGGCGGCGGCCTGCAAGGTTCGGCGGCACCGCAACTACAACTGGCTCAAGCGGCACGGCAATCGGCGGCAATGGAGGCAACGGTGGCAACGGCTTTGTCATCATTGCGTATGTAGCCTGATGATGCGCTACGCCTTTATCAACGCAGACAGCATCGTGGTGCAAGTCATCAGCGGTGCGCTCAACCCAGCGCAGCAGGCGCAGTTCCTGCGCGACTATTCCGCGCTGTTCGGCGCGGTTGCCATCATTGAGGTAGAGGACGGCACAAGCGTGTGGATTGGCGGCACCTATACTGACGGCGTATTCGCACCACCATCTCAGCCTGAGATTGTTGATGGCACGGCGACTATGATTGACGAACCGCAGCTAGAACCGCTGCCTGAGCCAACGGAGCCTGAACTGTGAGTCCACGCACGAGCCAGAACACGGAGATCCTGAAGCGCCTCGATCGCATCGAGCGTGACCTGACTGAGATCAAGGTCGACCTGGCAGAGTCCAGGGGTGCGCTCAAGTTGGCGAAGTTGATCATCGGGCTCTTGGGCGTGTCTGGACTGGGTGGTCTTCTCGCCTGGATTCAAGGACAGAAGTGACCCTCATCATCCGATCGCAGCTCGGACTCGCTGAGCGCCTGGGAGTCAAGGCGATGGATGACTGCGGACCAGCATCCCTGGCGACCTGTGCCACATACCTGGGCGTCCCGACCTCGACCAAGCAGGCACACAAGGCGTGCGAGCAGGCTGGTCGACGAGACACACCGACAGGAGCTGAGGGCACGTCAGCGAAGGAGCTCGTCGCAGCGGCGAAGATCTTGGGATTCAACGCTCGAGTCGCCTACGACTGGAGCGAAGTATCGAATCAAGTCAAGAACGGCTCGGCACTCATCCTCAACATCCAGGCGAGTCAGAAGGTCGTCCCCGACCACCTTCGATCTAAGTGGCAGAGGGACTACTGGAAGAAGCAGCCACTCGCGACCTACGGTCACTACGTCGTCCTCGTCTGGCAGGGAGAAGGCTGGGTGTATGGTTGCCCAACGATGCAGGAAGGCAGACCAGGACGGTCAGCCACGCCTGCTGAGGTGAAGACCCTCCGAGACTCGAAGGGCGCGGCTGGGTTCCCAACCCCGCCTGCGATGATTCTGATCAGAAAGTAGGAGAGAGATGGACCAGTTCTACAGCGACATCATCAACGCACTCATCGTGGCACTCGTGCCAGTGGCGATCGGAGCCCTGGGCTGGATCGCGAACAGCGTGATCAACTATCTCAAGACCAGGATGGCTGCGGAGCACTACGCGATGGTCGAGAAGATCGCAGCGGCGACTGTCGCTGCTGTGAACCAGACCCTGTCGAGTAAGGCAGGCGAGGAGAAGAAGCAGGCGGCGATCGCCCTGGTTCGTGCCGAGTGCGCGAAGCGTGGCATCACGCTCGACGAGGAGGCGATCGGGAACGCAGTCGAAGCTGCGGTCTATCGCACCAAGATCTCCACATCTTCCATCTAGACAGACTGAAACCTATCCACTAGCCTGTCTCGTTAGGTGCAGACAATCTGTACCACAATGGGAGGACAGGTATGAAGGACAAGCTCCAGGAGTTCCACTCGCTCCAGTTGGCGAAGGGACCATCCTGCACGAACACGCTGCTCGACCTCACGGCTGAGGATCGAGCTGCTCTTGACGAGGCACTCGCCTCACCCGCTATCACCTCGAAGGCGATCGAACGCTGGGTCGGTGTGCGCGGTCAGACCTGGCGTGCGTTCTCGATCTCACGCCACAGACGCGGCGACTGCCGCTGTGGAGGACAAGATAATGTCTGAGCACCTGGATGAGTTCAAGACAGCAGACGAACTGGCTGAGTTGAAGGCTGCACACGGTCGGGCTCTTCGAGCCCTGGCGAAGCGTGAGCGGCAGACCGAGGAACTAGTCGAGGCGGTGTATCGAGCGGCGAAGGACGCAGCTCTTGGGATGAAGATCCCAGCCGTCCCAGCACCGAAGGTCGACAAGCGGAAGGGGCGCCGAGAGGTCGCCCTGGTGCAGCTCAGCGACTGGCAGTTGGGGAAGAAGAGCGCGGACTACGACATCGACGTCGCGGCGAAGCGCATCGGACTCCTGGCTGAAAAGGTGAAGCGCGTGGTCGAGATCCAGCGGAAGGACCACCCAGTCGACACCGTCAAGATCCTCCTGACAGGGGACCTGGTCGAGTCTGACGGGAACATCTTCCCTGGTCAGGCATACGAAGTGGAGGCAGGCGGTCTCTACGTTCAGATCTTCAAGGGTGCAGAGATCCTGGCGCAGTTCGTCAGGGCGATGGCTGCGCTCTTCCCAGAAGTCGAGGTCTACGGTGCGATCGGGAATCACGGGCGCCTGGGTCGGTTCTCCGACCACTCGCCTGAGTCGAATAGCGACGCGATCCTGATGAACATCTCCCGACAGCTCGTGGCTGGGGAGAAGCGCATCAAGTGGAAGGAGAGCCTGACCGTTGGTGGTCGCCACTGGTACGACACGTTCGACCTCCCTGGTGGGAAGTTGGGGATGATCGTCCACGGTGACCAGTTCCGCGGTGGACTCGGGATGCCCTGGTACGGCGTGGCGAAGAAGGCGTCAGGATGGCGCCTGTCGGTCGCTGAGTTCTCCTATCTGTGGTTCGGGCACTGGCATCAACCAGCTCGCCTGGTCCTAGCTGACGGGAAGATCACAACCTGGTGCAGCCCGAGCCTGGAGTCCTCGAACCGATTCGCCCAGGAGGTCGTCGGAGCCTCAGGCGAACCAGGTCAGTGGCTGATGTTCTTCGACGGAGACGGTGAGGTCTCGGCTGAGTACCTGATCAGGCTCCGATGATCGAGCAGCTACCCCGACCCTTCGGCACCTGTGACGGCTGTGGCATCCAGACCAGGATCTGGATGTTCCAGGAGGTGGTCATCCCCCTGGGCGCTGGTCTAGGGGTGGTCGAGGGTCGGGGGATCTGCCGCATCTGCCTCCACCTGGTGGTCGATTCGACCCTGAATCCAGAGGACTACGAATAGGCTCCAGGACTCCCGTAGAGGGACGCTTGACAACCGTCACAGGGGGGCTATAGACTGCCCCTATCGGGCAGGACATCAGCCACTCGGCTGGACCGATAAGGAGGACCAGGATGTACAAGTTCGAGGCAGCAGAGCAGAAGAACGGAGCCCAGGGGTTCGAGCTCCACGCAGTTGGCTGCGCGGATCTTCTCAAGAAGAATCGCGTGACCTTCGGGTTCTACAACAGCGCCCAGGATGCAGTCGCTGACTTCTACTCGGATCAGATCTCCGAGGGCTCGATGACGGTCGAAGAGGGGATGGGCGACTGCAAGGTGATGTCCTGCGCGAAGGCGGTGCGCTGATGAAGGCGAACTGCTGGAACTGCGGGAAGGTTGTCCGAGTAGCGAAGGACAACTCGAACATCTACACCAGGATCTGCGCGAAGTGCGTGAAGGAGGTCATCAAGTGAGCAAGTCGCAGGCGTGGCTCTTCTGGTTCAATCGGATCAAGATGCTCAATGCCCAGCGGCACGAGTTCGGGGATGAGTTCGTGTTCACCCCTGGGTTCATCGCAGCGAGCTGTGCGCGCTGCGGACAGGGCTATCGAGGACGCTACAACAAGGAGGTCGGACCATACGACTACGAACGCTATGCCGATCTCGTGATCGGTTGCGACAACGAACTCGAGATCACACTGAAGGCAGAAGCAAGAGAGGAGGTCATCAAGTGAGACACGGACAGATCGGTCGATCACATCGACCCAAGCTCATCCAGAAGCGTCGACGCTTCGTCGTCTTCCGATACGACGGAGACGAGGTCACAGTCGGAGACCTGGTTCTGATCGGAGTGGTCGGAGCGGTCGCCTACGTCGTGCTCTGTGTCTGGTTGGTTGGTGCTGCTGGGTTCTTCGGATGAGCCCTGTGTACCAGTACCAGTGCCCAGTGTGCAAGGTGGTCGATGAGCGAATCCAGACGATGGATGCGCCACTGACGCCACGATGTGAGAAGTGCGGATGCTGGATGCTCCGCGTGATAAGCGCACCAGCCGTCGTCTACAAGGGCGAAGGCTGGGCGAAGAAAGACAGAGGAGGACGAAAGTGACCAAGCAGTTCGAGTTCATCAAGGCAGAGCAGAGGTCGCCAGAGTGGCACGCCCTGCGGAAGGATGGCATCACTGCGACCGACGTGTCGGTCATCGCTGGTGTCAATCCATACAAGACACCGTTCCAGCTCTGGGCGGAGAAGCTCGGGAAGTATGAGCCAGAGCCTGTGGGCGCAGCAGCGATCCGCGGTCTTCTCCTGGAGGCGACAGTCGCGGAGTTCTATGAGATGGAGACAGGTCGGAAGTTGAAGCGGTCGAACGGCATCGTCCGCATCAAGGACATCCCCTGGGCGATGGCATCCCTGGATCGGACCATCGTCGGTGAGGATGGTCTCGTCGAGATCAAGACCTCAACTTCACCTCGATGGAGTCTGCACCCAGTTCCACCAGAGGTCGTCGCTCAGGTTCAGTGGCAGATGTTCGTCACAGGTGCGCCCTGGGTCGACGTCGCAGTGCTCCTGGGTGGTCTGGTCTTCCGCATCGAGCGCGTCGAGGCGGTCCTGGCGTATCAGACCGAGCTGTATCGGAAGGCTGTGGAGTTCCGCGATGCACTCGCTACACAGACTCCACCACCAGTGCAGGGCGAAGACAGCGACGCCCTAGCGTGGGTGTTCAAGCAGGAGTCTGAAGACTGGGCTGACTCGAATCCTGGACTCGACCGAGTCGCGTCCCTGTATTCGGAGAAGCTCTACGAATCGAAGCTGCTGGACCAGGAACTTCAGAACCTGGCGATCAGCCTGAAGGAGGCGATCGGTGAGAAGCAGGGAATCATCGGACAAGGTTGGCGCGCAACCTGGAGGACGAACAAGGGCTCAGCGAAGACAGACTGGAAGGCAGTCGCTGAAGCAGCGAAGGTGCCCCAGGAGATTATCGACGCGAACACTCGGGAAGTTCCTGGGGCGCGTGTGTTCAAGTTCAAGGAGGAGACAGACCTATGAGCGAGAAGATCGCAGCAGCACTATCGGCACCCTTCGAGGAGAAGGACCTCAAGCATCGACCTGGTCGAGCTGGGATGACGTTCACCTATGCAGACGCCAGGGCGGTCGCCCAGCGTCTCGATGACGTCCTCGGTCTCGCTGGTTGGCAGTTCGAGGTGAAGGTGGCAGATCCAGTTCGTGGAGTGGTCCACGGTTCACTGGCGATCGTTGTCGATGGGAAGACCACGATCCACCAGGACTTCGGATACCCCAACTCCGCCCAGGATGACGAGCCCCTGAAGAGCGCAGCTTCGGACGCCCTCCGTCGCTGTGCAGCACAGGTCGGTGTCGGGCGTAGCCTCTACAGCCCCGAGAAGGGCGTGGGGAGTGTCCCAGTACCACTTGGGCGTGTTCCGCGTCTCTCCGTGGCTCCTGGACCCATCTCCGTCGATTCTACGGTGGGGTCTGGGACGATCTCAGAGGACGAGGCTCTCGCTGTGAAGGCTGCGATGATCTTCGCTGAGACGACAGCAGGGGGGACGTGCAGTCACGGTGAGGAGTTCAAGCTGAAGCCAGGCGGCGTCAGTAAGACCACAGGGCGTGAGTACCAGCCGTTCTGGGCTGCATCTCACAAGACAGCGGACGGATCGTGGTGCAAGGACAAGCCGAGCAGGGCGTTCCAGGCTGCGAACCCAGTCGAGGCTCCGAAGCCGAAGCTGGTGCCTGAGGACAACCTGGAGGACCTTCCGTTCTAATCAACCAGGGGAGGCGGCTGAGATAGTCGCCTCCCCGCCAACACAAGGAGGACACAATGTCACAGGGAGCGTGGATCAAGCTCAGCGTCGGATGGGATGAGGACGAGCGCATCGCCCTCCTGCCTTACGAGGCACAGTTGGTGTGGATCAAGGTCCTCACCAGGGCGAAGCGTCAGCGACCAGGCGGGTCGTTCGGGAGCGTCGAGCATCTCAAGGCGCTGCTGCCAGAGAAGCTGCACAAGCAGATCAAGGTCCTCGTCGATGCGGGGCTGTTGGCTGTGGAAGATGGTCGACTCGTCGTCGTCTCCTGGTCGAAGCATCAGATCGACCCGACCAGTTCTGAGCGCACTGCCAGGTGGCGTGCAACGCTATCTCGGCGTCCCAGTACCGTTCTGAGCCGTACCGAGAAAGAGAAGGACATAGAGAGAGAGAAAGAGACAGACACTCTATCTAAAACAGGAGGGATGACTTCTGTCGGAGATGTGATCTTCGGGAGGGTGAAGTGAGTCAGGACGTCGTTCTCACACGAGAGCAGATTGAACAGACTCGAGCCTGGGTTCAGGCGAAGCAGAGCCACAAGCAGGCAGTCGATGCGACTGATCTCTGGTACGACCAGAACAGCGACTCTCTGACGGTGGACTTGATGGGAAGACTGGGTGAGATCGCTGCGGCGATCGCCCTGGACCTTGACTGGGAGCAGGACCTGGACTGGAGCATCAAGGGCTCGGGCGACGGTGGAGCTGATCTTGCAGCTCACGGGTACAACTTCGACGTCAAGACCACGGTCACGTCCTGGCTGATCTTCAACAGTCGGGACCACTTCAAGGCACCAGGAGCGGTCCTGGTCCAGCTTCTCGGAGATAGGACGCACCCAGACGAGGAAGGCGTCGTGTATCGCGTACACGGTGTCTGCTCGAAGGAGAGGTTCCTCCGAGACGCAGTTGATCGTCAGTTCTCTCAGCGGCATCGAGTGGCGATGCCTGCCTCGGAGATGACGCCAGTCGAGGACTTCATCGGAAGGAGCGGACAATGAGCAGGAGCATCGCACTCATCGGACCACAGGGCTCAGGGAAGAGCACCATCGCTGAGATGTTCGCGGAACATCGAGGCTATGCCAGACACGGGATCGCTGACGCGGTGAAGAGCGTGACCTGGATGGCGTATCCAGGGCTCAAGAAGAACGAAGGACACGAGGTGCTGACCTACAGCGGAGCTCGATGGCTGACTGGGAGGGAGATCTTCCAGGAGGTCGGAGCGAAGATGCGGGAGATCGACAGGAACTGGTGGATGAGAATCTGGGAGCACGCCTATGACGAGATCAAGAGCCACGGACTGTCGGTGGTCGTCGATGACGTTCGCCTACCTTCGGAGATCATCTATCTCCGATCCGTCGATCCTTCGATCTTCGTGGTCAGGCTGTTCGCGAACCAGGAGGTCCGACGTCAGCGTGTCGGTGGTCAGCTCCTGGGGACCAGGGACATCACCGAGCTGGGCTGGACAGACGCGTCGTTCGACATTAGTGTGGACACCTCTGAGCAGACGCCAGAGGAGACGTATCGGATCATCACCGAGACGATGGAGGAGACACGATGAGGTTCCAGGAGCTACAGGTTCTCGCTGACCAGTTGGGCTACCACTTCGACGCACTGCTACGAACGACCGAAGGGTATGTCCTGGTCATCGTTGACACGATGGGTGGCGAGTTGAACTTCAAGGGCACGTCGCCAGAGGATGCAGTCGAGTCAGCCTATGACCGACTCTCGATCCTGGTGAACCAGGTGCGGGGATGAGCGCCTTCGATGCCATCGGGGTGGTGCTGATGATGCTGCACTCGACCCTGGTCTTCCTGGTCGTTGTCAGCCTTCCAGAAGCTGCTAGACGCGGGAACGCTGCGGCGGGTACCATCTACGCAGTCGTCGGTCTGGCGACAGTGATCTGGATCTGGAGGGTCATCTAGTGGCAGCAGTCAAGGCACAACGAGGCGGTCCGCGGAAGGAGCCAGTCTTCACTGTGACGTCCTGCGCTGGATGCGAAGGCGTCCTGAACACGCTGAAGGAATCCTGGCGCGTGAAGGTCATCACCTTCAACGCCAACAAGCGGAACACGAGGTTCGCCTGGTTCCACAGGAGCTGCGTCAAGTGAGTCGCATCGAGCGTGCTGCTCCGTTCCTCGACGACAAGGTGGTCGCAGTCCAGGATGGCGCTGACGCCTGGTGCGAGGAGCCAGGAGTACCTGGTCGACCCTGGTGCATCCTTAGCCAACGCTACGCGGACGCCATCGCCCCAGACGGCTGGTTCTTCCTGTACGAGGGGATCGGGAACCGTAAGACGAACGCTGACCTGATCAAGTTCGGCGTGATGGAGCTCCAGGAGTCAAGGTTCACTCTGAGCGACGGTGGGACTGCGATCCTGGCGAGGCTGCGCTGATGGGGCACTTCAAGGACCAGGCGATCCAGAAGATGATCGACCCAGCGAAGAGTCGACGCGGGAAGAACGCACGCAACCGAGGGAACGCCTTCGAGCGTGAGGTCGCTGCGAAGCTCAACGGTCGGAGGATCGGCTGGGCTGGTGGACCCACAGACGTGGCGACTGGCGTCTACGACGTGCAGTGCAAGGTGGGCGGTTCATACCCTGAGCGCATCGACGGATGGCTGCGGAAGGTCCCGTTCCGATACGAGAAGCTCCGCGCAGTTGTCCTGGGAGATTCTCCAGGTGCTGGGACCAAGCGTCGCGCACTCATCGTGTTCGACTTCGAGGAGTTCGTGGACTTCTTCGGAGACACCGAGGTCGAAGAGTGACTGGGATCATCCTGATGCTGGTCATCATCTCCGTCGTCTGGTACCTAGCGGAGACGTCTGAGTGACAGCCCTCCTGCTGGCGCTGATGCTGGCAGTGCACCCAAGTGTCCCAGTTAGGACGCCACACGGAATCCCGACGCGTGGGATCGCGTCCTGGTACAACGCGACATACCATCCGAACGGAACGCAGTCGACCTGGTACACGAGGGCAGGCTGGAAGTTCTACGCAGCAGTCGGGACCTTCAAGTGGGGCGATGATCCGTACCAGATCAAGGTCTGCCGAGCTGATGACAAGACACGCTGCGTGTATGTCCTGGTCGTCGATCGCTGCTCCAGGTGCAGGGCTGACCTGAAGAAGACCTGGACTGCGAGGAGCAGAAGCATCGACCTATCACCTCACGCCTTCGCAGCCCTGCGCGGGTTGCACATCGGCGTGACTGAGGTCATAATCACCGAGTGGGAGCAGATGCGTCCCTGATAGCAGAGGAGGACAAGTGGAGAAGGTACGCTCAATCAGCGGCGACTGGATCAAGATCACAGCTCGTCAGGCATACCCAGGATTCGCACCACGAGTGCAGATCGAGAAGCTCGCAGAGGATCTAGGCATCAGTCGACGAAGTGCCTATGCCTACGTCTCCGAGGAGCGTCGCGTCCCAGAGGGGATCGAGGAGCGGTTCATCAGGAGATTCGGTGAACCAGCACCAGACGCCTGGAGGGAGGTCACGCTATACGCCCACAGCACATCCCCGAACGTCAGCAGAAAGGCGAAGAAGCCAGGACCAGTCCCTGGTGCGCTCGCAGCCTATCGGGACAACTGGCGCATCAACGCCCAGAACCACGCGAGAGCCCTGGCAGAAGGAGCACTGGGTCATCGCCTGACGGACTGGTGGCAGAACGAACTCACGAACGGACAGGTCGCGATGATCGAACACAGCCTGGACGAGGAGGAGGCTCGGGAGAAGTATCCCTACGCGTTCGACACGCTGGCTGTCTCTGACGACTGGGCTGTGGAGTGCAGGATCTGTGGGCTCGTGGGGGCTGTGGACGACAGGCTCCAGGAAGTGAACGGGATGGTCTTCAGGGTGACGTGTGGCACGAACAGCTACAAGGTGGGCGCGTAGACTATCCAGGCGCTCGGGTTCGCCCGAGCCTCCCCTCCCACTGGTGGTGTCCTCCCGCCAGTGGGAGCTACAACTCGAGGACCAGGAGGACGACGTGAAGAAGCTGACCAAGTGGGAAGAACTGAAGGGCTGGATCGAAGAGTCGCAGTCTGCCCTCGGACTCCCTGACTGGGAAGTCAACGTCATCGAGGACGCATCAGACGTCGACTCCTGGGCTGACATCGACGCCCACAGCCAGGCACCAACTGCTGACCTTCGCGTCAGTCACGACTTCTGGCGCCAGACTCCAGAGAAGCAGCGCCTGGTCCTAACACACGAACTTCTGCACCTAGCCTTCGCTCGATACGCCCAGGTCACTGAGTCACTCGAGGAGCCACTAGGGAAGATCGCCTGGGCTGTCATCAGTCCACAACTGGAGAACGCGGAGGAGAGAACGGTGGAGCATCTAGCACGAGTGCTCGCCCCATACCTGAGCCTCCCCGAGTTCCCGAAGGCGTGAGCGTCCTGAAGCCCTGCATCGACTGCGGGGCACTTAGCCAGGACAACAGATGCCAGACACACAAGCGCGCAGCACAGGCACGCTGGAAGTCAGGGAAGGAGAACCCCTACCTCGACCCAGCCTGGAAGAAGCTCAGCTCGCAGCTTCGATCGAAGCGTGGCTGGTGTGAGGTCTGCGGAACGACTGCTGACCTGACGGTCGACCACCTTGATCCAGTCAGTCAGGGCGGTCCGCTACTGGCTCCAGAGCACAGACTTCGGGTACTATGCAGAACGTGCCACGGTCGCCTGACCAGGCACAAGAAGTAGGAGGACATCAAGATGCGCGTCTCGTTCTACAGCAACTCCTGTCACGTCCCAAGTGGCTACGGTCAGCAGTGTGCTCAGGTTGTGCACCGACTGGTGAAGTCAGGACACGAGCCTGCGGTCATCTCGAATCACGGAGCAGCAGTGGCGATGAACTGCGCCAGTGGTCATCCGATCTTCCCAGAGGGACTGCTCAAGTATTCAGGCGACGCGGCTCCGCAGCAGATGAAGCAGTGGGCTGGACCTGATGGGATCGGGATCATCCTCTTCGACGCCTGGGCGATCCTGCCCTGGTCTAATGAGTTCGGCGGATTGAAGACTGCGGTCTGGGCTCCGATCGACCATACGCCTGCAACACCAGCATCCATCGAGTTCCTGAAGCAGCACGACCGACACGCCATCGCGATGAGCAGACACGGTGAGCGGGAGATGCTGAAGGCTGGACTCTCACGCGATCGAGTCACCTACATCCCGCACGCCATCGAGACGATGGTCTTCAACGACAAGGGGCGCGGCATCCGTAAGGACCTCGGCATCCCTGAAGACGCCCACCTCAGCCTGATGGTGGCGGCGAACCGAGGCAGGCTACCTATCAGGAAGGCGTTCGCACAGAATCTCCAGGCGTGGTGGAACGTGGCGAAGGATCACCCTGAGATGTACCTCCTCCTCCACACCGAGCCACTAGGACTGAGCGAGGGGATGAACCTCCCCAGGTTCCTGAAGCTGATCGGCGCTGACCAGCAGCGTGTCCGCTACCCAGAACCCAACGCCTTCCGCAACGGCATCCCGAACGAGACACTCGCTGCGATCTACTCTGCCGCGGATGTCCTCCTGGCTGCGAGCTACGGGGAAGGGTTCGGAGTGCCTACGGTCGAGTCCCAGGCGTGCGGCACTCCAGTGATCGTGGGAGACGGATCAGCACAGCCAGAACTCTGTGGACCACACGGGAAGATCGTCGATGGGCAGGACGACTGGGATGAGTACCAGTGCGCCTTCTGGCGTGTGCCATCAGTCGACGGCATCACCCAGGCGCTGGAGCAGAACTATCAGGAGACGAAGGCAGGGAAGGTGGACCGAGCAGCCATCGTCGCCTGGGCTCAGCAGTACGACGCGGACAAGATCTTCGCTGACCTGTGGGTCCCCTTCATCCAGAAGTTCGCCAGTCAGCCTGCAAGTGCCCAGCCGTTGAACCGAGCGGCTCGTCGTGCGAAGAGGTAGCCTTCCAGGGAGGGGGGTCGAGATTCTAGATTCACGCTCGTGCAGTCTAG